ACCGTCACCGAAGTTAGTTTCGATGAGGAGTTTAGAAACATTGTACCGCTTACACCCACGAAGGATGTCAAGAAGTGTATTGTCGCTATAACCGTCGCGATACGCTCGTACTTCGTGAACGTAGAGAAAGCCATTCTTTTGACTTATGTATGTTGCTGCTGTTTCGTCGGAGCCTCGACCACTAGGGTCAACTGAACAAATTGTTTCGGTGTAGTTTGACCAGTCGCCTTGAAGCTGCATAGGAGAATAAAAGTAATCTCCTGGGAGTCCAACTGTTGGGAGGTCTTTAAGGATATTACGAGGGTCAGAACACCAAACGACAGCATCTGGAGCTTGCGTCGGATTAACACTTGTAATCACCAGATCAGAGAACTTAAGTGGGAACTTTTCAGCGTCACTTAAGGTGGTATCAAGCATGAACTGCAACATGAAGTTGCTACGACCCATAGCTGCTTCACGTTCCAGCAGATCATCACTGCTAAAACGATCAGGGTCAGTGGGAGTCCATTCTTCAGCACCCATCTCGATGTCTTCAACGATCTGGGGGGCTAGTAACCCCTCGTATTGAGATAGTTTATCTTTTTTGGGGTATCTGGACGGCCAGACAAAGGGACGGTAGTTACGTTCAGCTAGCTTGCGGTAGATCGTGAAGGTAGTCTGTGGTGTTCCCAGGTACATGATTCTGGAGTCCTTCTTTGGTGTCAGAATGGACTCAGCTTCGGTACAGAGTTGAAGGAGTTTTTCTCGCATCATCTCTGTCATTGAGTTACCGGGAACTTCGATGTCATCAAGAATCATCAGATCAGCACGAGAACCAGTCAGCTGACCCGTGATTCCGACTGACTTGACTGACGGTGCTTGGTGAGGAGAGCAGTTCACGTCAAAGGAGATCCGAGACCACCGGGCATCATCCGACTTCGGTCTGAGATGACTTAACCACGGGGTTTCAATGATCAGCTTCTGAAGGAAGATCGACATGTTATCAGCCCGCTCTTTAGAAGCGGAGATAATCATGATCTTCTTTTCTGGGTTATTGAAGAGTGTCCACAGAACAAAGGCACCAGTGATCCAAGATTTACCAACACCACGAAAGGCTTGGATCTGAAGACGTTTAGGACCGTCTTGCAGGTAATCTGCAATGGCGTATTGAGCACGGGTTGGGGAGGGAAGATCAAGCTGTTGCCACAGTGCTTGGAGAAACAGCTTGAAATCGCCCCGTAAAGCCGCTAATATATCGTTCACGGTAGATTGTACCTAAATAAGAAAAGAGAGACCTTCTAGGGGCTCCTAGGTTGCTCTAGCGAGCACTGGGGCCTCTCCGTGCGAATCACGAAGTGATGAACACCTCGTGCGTTATTGATTCAGAGATCAGCTGTCGTAGTACCGACGCTTACGACGGTCATATTCTTTGACCTTGGCCATGTCGGGTTTCTTGTCAGCGTATTGGCTGCCATCGACTTTGGTTTTGGGTTGATAACCAGAGTCCTGACCAAACTTGTTAGAAAGGTTGGACGTGCGATCACGGACTTGATCAGGAGCACTACCGGGCTTGTAACCAAAGGTCTTCTCAAACAGGTTGCCCCGATAGTTCTTGTCCTGGTTCTTCATCCCAGCATCAGAAGCGGGGGAGGGGATGCGACGAGGAGCAGGAGTAGAGGGACGGGAGGGGCTGCTGCTACCACCACTCCGGGATTGAGTGGAACCACCCCCGGATTGGGTAGAAGATTGACGTGAAGGCGTGGTGTCACGAACCTGCGTGTTGCGCTGTTTAGTAGCATCAAGTTGTGCCTGACGATAACGGTTGTACTCAGGGCTACCGGTAGCTACAGTGTTGCCCTTAGGTGTACGAACACCAGTGCTGGTCAGCGGGGGTTTGGTCGGTTTAGCAGAGGAATTAGTGCGTGTACCAGCAGCAGCTCCACGGCGAGTACCACCAGTTTGAGCATCAGTCTTCTTGTCTAGACCTGTACGGGCCTTATAGTCATTCCAGCGTTTCTGACGATCTGCCATGGCAGCAACTTCGCCAGCGGCGGTCAAAAGAGTTCCTACAACAGGAAGGACTTTTCCTGCTGCACCAACCTTACCAAGCGTAGTAGCCGCAGTACGGGCAGCACCGGCAAGTTGACCGCCTTGGTTACCGGGAGGAAGGGCACGCGAACCGCTACCGGACATAGCATTCGGCTTGGTGCTACCAAGGTCACGGACACGGACTTGTTGGACAGAGTTAGTGTTAGTAGGCTTAGCAGTGCTGCGAACAGGCTGACCGCCACGGTTACCAGGAGGAAGAGCAGCAGGCTTTGATACACCACGACCTGTCGTCACTCGTGCAGTACCGTTGCTAGTACGTTGAGTACTGTTAGTGACGTTTGCGTTTGAAGCCTTCTGACGATTAGACCGTTGTGGATCCTGTCCTTGAGTGACAGGCTTGTTGGTCTTGCGCTTGCTACGGTTATTAGAAGAGGTAGGAGTTGCCATAATTAATTAATCCAAGATAGAATAAGCTGTTCTTTAATTGGGTTTTCCCCAAAGGTGGCTCTCATCCATTGGAGCCAGTTTTGACTTCCCTTTGCCTGATTACACGATCTACAGCTGGGCACAAGATTGGACGTAAGGTCAGATCCTCCATATGCTTTAGGCCGAACATGATCAAGAGTGAGTTCATTAGCGTCATAAGTTTCTCCGCAGTAAACACATTGACAATTGAAGTGCTCTTTGATGGCTTTACGCCAGAGCCGCTTTGCTTCAGGGCTTGTCATGGTTATTAAGTTTTGGAGATAGTGATCAGGCGTGGGAAGTAAAGGCGTCATTACCGTTTAGCGTTCGTCTTTCGTGCGCCTTTAGCACGGTTAGTTTTACGAGGGACAATACGTAGGTTGTCTCTGGAGTTATTCATTGGGTTGTTATCTTTGTGGTCAACCTCATGACCAGCTGGGATATCACCCATCGAACGACGTGCTCTTGCTCGTGCTGCATCTTCTTTGCGATGAGCACGACGGTATGACTTCAGGTATTCAGCACGGTCCTTATATTCTTTTTTCCAGTCGCGTGCCATTCATTCGACTCCGTACGAGTTCGGGATCTACCTTTGGAAGGATGTTGACAAGTTGATCAAGAGGGGAGCCATCAACAGCAATTCCACTGATGTCATTACGATGTAACCAGTCACAAGCTGCCTTCAAGTCAGCAGTAGTTGCTTCGCCACTTTTAATGCGATTCAACAGTTCTTGAGTAACAAGGTTATGCAACTCATTGAAGGTATCTTCTGTGGCCTTGGAATGTTTAGCCATTGCGCAGTACTATTTGATCGAGCTTATTCTCAATGCGGATCATGTGATCCTCCATTTTTTGAAGAGCCGTTGATAGCTCTTGTTTTTGGACGTAGTTCTCAGCCACGCGGAGTTCTACTTTGTCGATTCGTGAATCAACTTCGACAATCTTGTTATTGAGTCGTGTGGTAAGGGCTACCATGGCTGTAATTGCAGCGATGGCGGCAGATACGGCGGCTTCAATCATGTTCCCGCAAAATACGTATTAGTTTGTCCGCATAAGCGGGATCAGTGGCGTACTTTTCAGTTACAAGCAGGCGAGCACATTCCTCAGCAGAGGATGCACGGTTAACACCTTTATACCCCTTGTAGTCCTTGTACCACTTATTGACGAGATCCTGGACGCACTCATAAAGGTTGGGGTAGTCCTTAAACCATGCGTCAGTTTTGATCTCCATGCCACCGACAAATTCAGTGGTACGTTTTAGAGTGCCTTGGCCGTCAGTACCTTTGATGCCAAAGTAATTATGTTTACCAGAGGTGTGTTTGCCGTAGCCGCTCTCAAGAGCCCACTGAGCAGCGACAACTTCAGGAAACTTCGCACCGCAGTCCTTAGCAGCAGCTTTAACCCCAGCCCAAGTGTTTTCGTAGATGGTCTGGGGGCGTGTCTGCTGAAGGGGGCGGAAGGTCATGAACCAACCGGTTCCTTTACCCTCTACTTCCCAACGGGGAAGCCAGTTCTTCCAGGAATAGCGAACGTCCTTACCACCGCTACCAATCTTGACGTAGCCACCGTTGACGTTATCCATCTCCCCGTAGGGATCAAGGAAGACACCGTTAGACCCGTCATCACCAATCAGAAGCATCCAGTGTCCACCACCCGTAGGCTTCGACACATGGCCTTTGTGGAGGATTCCAGTAGCTACAGGGAAGCCTGCCTTAAGTTCATTGAGTAAGGATTGACGTGTTCCCTTTTGGTAAAAAGAAGCAAAGACACCGTACTGCTGACAGGCTTTGATATGACTGGTATATTGCGTGGTGTCGCCGTATTTAAGAACAGTTCTTAGATAGTCATCATCAGCATTACTACCCTTCAAGGCATCAGGACGGAGATACTTGATTGCCATAGCGCAGGTAGAGCTAAAGCACATCCGATCTCCGTGACCTGTTGCACTATCTGTCTGGGGGTAATACTGCTTAACGGGCAGCAGCACCATGATTGCTACCCACGAAGAATCTTTTTAATCTTCTCGATCTTGTCGTCTTCCTTACGGAATGGACGAGCAAGACGTGCAGCTTTGACAAGGAATTGAGAAACGCTGTTAGAACGCAGCTTCCGATTCAGTCCGATGTATTCGGATGCAATAAACAAAATAAAAAAGGCCAAAGCCTCAAGCGAGACCTTGGCACCAAAGATGGTAATCATTGTTCTTAGTTAAAAGAATACGCGAACAGGCTGCTCAGGAGTCACCGCGTACTGCTCCCAATCAGCAGGAACCTCACCGACATAGTTGACGTTTC